AGTGTCCAAACGGCTAGCCTTGTTTCACTTCGGTGGGATGAGGCTTTTATTTTGACACAACGAACTCCTGGGTAAGTTCATCGCCCCTTATGTGAGCCCTTGATTCGAAGTAGCAACGGTTTGAAACCTCCTTTGCCTCGGTGTATTTTCCGGTTACCACTGCTACCGCAAAAGTGACGACACGATCCATATCTCCAGTGATCTTGTAGCCGAATCCCCTAGACCAATTGGCTTTGGATATGTGCAGATATCGAAGCCCTGTTTTCACGTTCGTATCTATTCTCCACCGATAGGTGTTTGTCAGGCCGGGAGCAGGAACCGTTATTTTCCCGTTTTCAGACACGGAGAAATTATTGTTTGGTATGTGCCATCTACGCTTGGAACGTCTATGGACACGTTTGGCTCCATTTTTCGGAGGTAGACTAAACCTGCCGCACCCTCGCGTCAAAATAGCGATTCGCTCTCCGCCCTTCAGCGGCCTGGATGTTTGCACGTACAGATCTGTGCCGTCGGTGGTAAGTTGAAGCCCAATATCATACGGAACATTCTGTCCATTGGTGTAGGCCTTCATATCCATCACCTTCACGAACTCGCATTGTGTCGTGCCGACGGTCGTCAGCGAGTAGTTCGATATGCCGTTCATCCGCCAGATAGCCCCGTCGAAGAAGAAGAATTTGCGAAGCAGCTCCTCACCTACCTGGATGCCTCGAAAGTCGACGTATGCCGAGCAGATCCGCGTGTCGACGTTATACATATCCTCGATGTATTTCTGCCAGTAGCGGGTGTAGATCGAGGCTTCCGAGTTCACGGACAGATTGGGGATGTCAATCTCGGCCGGGATGCCGAAATCCATCGTCTGCACAATCTCGTTGCCGTTCAACCAATGGCGCCCGAATATCGGCATATCGCTTGCGGCGATTCCGTTCGACAGCTCCCAGCAGGGGCCGCCGTTGAGATTCTCCATCGCGCTTGAATCATCGGATATGATGAATCGGGCGTAGGCTGTTGCCGCAGCCTCGTCATCCGCGATACTGCCCCGCAAGAAGAGCAGGATGCCTTTGCCGTCGGTGGCACTTCCGTCGTCCGTGTGGCATTGCAGCTTCGGGATGATGTCGTAGGCCGGAAGCGGGACGTTGAACGGCGTGATTGTCGCCGTAGCATCCGGTGTGATGCCTTCGAGGTCCACGCTGTCGTCCTTGTCAAAGCCGTTCAAATAGAGTTTGTAGGACGCCGCCCCATTGAGGAACGTCGAGCAGATGCGCGTTCGGCCATTAAGCCCCGAAGGCCCATTCGGTCCGCTGGTGATGTTGTTGTAGTAGATCGACTTCTCCAGTACTTCGGCGCCGCCGGTGAACTCCACGCTTTCGAGCACGTCGTTGGTGTCGGCATTGAAATCGTAGCCCGTGTTCACCTTCTGGTCGCCATACTCCCGGCCATACTTCTTGCGGTAGAACTCGACGAAATCCCCTTCGGCCTTGCCCGGAGCGAAGGAGAGCCACTTCGATTCGGAAACCAGCGGCGTGGTCTTGATGTCCTTCGACCGGTCGATGCGATCCTCGATGTCCACAACATCGTCGGTGTAGAGCGAATTGCGGGTCAGCAGCGATACGGTCTTCGATCCTTTGTCGTAGGTGTAGGACAGCCCGAAAGTCTTGGAGTACGACAGCAGGAATTCCGCCGGGGTCATCGTATCGGACAGCATGATGGATTGCGTGATCTTCGAGTCGCTTCGGTATCCAGACGTGGCATCATAAGTGGCGACGGCATCGGTAACGAAGGCCCCCCACGCATTGATATTCTGCCGATGGGCTACCGATCCGTCGAGACTCAATGCGTAGGCCTGAAATTCATATCGCGGATAGACGGTGAATCCCTCCGCCAATATCTTGTTTAGGACGGCCGCGTATACGTTCACTACAGCGCGCGACACACGGGTTCCGATTGCTTCGAGACTCACGCCGGATACCATTCGCCACCAATACATCTCCGTCAGCCCGAAATTAGCTTTACCGTAGTATGGCAACTCTTCATAGTGTATGTCGGGAGCTACGCCGAAACTCTTTTCGTAAGGAACACCAGATATGTCTGCCAGATCCTGCGCAGTGAATGTGCCTGACACAGGCTGCGTCATGAACACTTGAAGCGGACTTCCGGAAGTGACCCGCGCGTATGTGTCGTACAATAATAATTGTACGAATATGGCCGTTCCCTCAACGCCGGTAGCATACGCCGGAAGACCGCGGTTTATCCAGAACTTATTCTGCTTGAGCGTCTCCGTGGTCATGGCGATAGCGGGGTGAATCGTACAAGTAACCGTCACACGCGCATCCGGTGTGGTTGGGTAAGGTGACAGTTTCCCGATTACAGGTATTCCGTAACGTCCAACGTTCACATCATCGGTGAAGGCGTTCCCTGATAATGTGATCTTTCCCTCCTCCCCATCCCGCTCGTATGTAGTCAGCAATGGAAGCGTTACCCACGCTTTCTCGTAGGCCTCGTTCGCAGAATTGAAGAATGTGCTATCGAGATTCAGCGTGAATCCTTTCGATGCGGCGTAACGGCCGATGGCGGCGATCATGCCCTTCACCGAAAACACGGGTCGCTGCAGGTAGCTCCGCAGGTCCTTTGTCTGCCACTCCGTGAACTCCTCGCCCAGATCGTAGAGGGCGTTGTTGTTGTTGATCGGACGATATACATTGCCGCCTTCCGGATACGATACGACTCCCCCGACATTCGCGGGGTTGCCGACACCCACATCGGCACTGAAATCACCCTCCGGCAGTCCGTTGTATGCCGGTGCGAAATTCACGACCTGCCACGGTCCGGCAGTTCCGGCCCGGAGTGCGGCCCACGCCTCGGCCACGGTCTCCTTGTTGATCGTGAACTCGATCTTGTCCTCCGGGTCGTCGCTCAACAGCGGGAGGTCGGCCAACGTGAGCTCATTGCCTTCGTCGTCATACGACAGCGTGTAGAAGAACGACCCGAGGCCGCCGTAGAGCGTGACGCCATACGACACTCTTCCGTTCTTGTTGGTCACGCTGTCGAGCTTCATGTATCCGGATTCCAGCAGTTCTCCGGCCTCGCTGTATATCGAGAACGGAGTGCGGACCAGCGGGCTGAAATCCGTGCCGGTGCCGCCGTTTCCGGATGTGGTCCTCCGGTCGGCCCGGAACATCATGCCGAAGATCGCATCGTTGTTGCGCGTCGACGGCAGTGTCACCTGCTGGGAGTAGCTGTTCTTGACGACGGCCGGGTTGTTCAGGTCGTCGGCCTTGTAGTTCATCTGCACCAGCGAGTCGGTCGAGAGATCGGCCTCTACATCGCCGATGTATAGTCTGATTGTCCGTCTCATAGTCTCACGAAATCCTGCGCGATGGTTACATCGATCTGATAATTCACGAGCTTGGCCCCGTTGTTTCGGAAGGTCTTTTCGGTCCACGACTTGGCCGTGATTGTCACGGGCTGGATGATGTCATCCACCAGGTCATGCAGCAGGACATTCGTCGACCCGAAAAGATGGTACATCCGGGCGGACTCCTCGTCAGTCAGCCAGTCGGTAACGAGCGAGATTGTCCGCTCGATGTCGTTTCGGTAGTTCACCGTTCCGCGGTCGGACAGATCGGCGGGCGAGTAGACCTTCTTGTACGTCGACCGGGTATAGTTGTCGACTTGCTTGTCGTTGCCTGCCGTCAGAAGCGAATCCCATCCCCCGAAGGCGTTGACGTAGTAGAGCGCATACCGGGCGCACGGCTTCACGACATCGTAGGTCTTTGCCGAGGTTCCGCCCGCCGAATTCACGGATACCGTGACGGATGTTGCTCCGGAAAGAATGTCGACACAAGCCACCCCCGATGCGGGGTCTCCATCGTAGAGGGTCTGGGTCTGAGGCGACGATCCTTCCGTCTGTACAATCACACTGGATGCCTCATACATCGAAGCGAGCAGAAGCTGCCTTGGGTCTATTGTACGCTGCACCGGGTCCGATGCGAAGCTCGGGGTAGTGCCTTTGTAACTCCAATCGTTGGAGAAATCTACGGTCGTCAATACCGTCCCGGACAAATCCTCTACGACAAATGTCCTTTGCATTTCATTGATTGCCATGAACCCCGTGGCGGCCGTCGCTATTTCGGCGTTCGATGACAAGAAAGGAGCGCATACGTCTCCGATGTTGAACGATATATCGGAAGCGCCCGGGCGCTTGTATGCCTTCCCGGTGTATATTGTGGCTCCGCCACACTTGATAACATAAGACAGCGAACCATCTTCGGTCTGCTTACTCACGGTGTATCCCTTCCATATAGGTGTTGCCATACTTGTGTCTTTTAGGGGAAATATAAAATCTTCGTATTACGTCCGCGCTCATCGCGTCACAAGGCTGTCGAGAGCCCCATCTACAGCGTCGGAAAGGTCGGCCGTGATCGCCCGGCCGATCTCATCGATGAGTTGCGCGTAGGTCAACCCCACGGCCGTGTCTAGTGCGGGCGTAGGCTTGATGCCGTCCTCGGCGATCTTCCGACCTATCAGGAAGGCGAGCTGCTTTTCCGTTGGCAGCTTCCCGTTGTCCATCGGCCTGGGAACTACGGGCTTCACTCTGATCCATTGCAGAATCTTATCCAACGGCGGGAACCGGCTCAACGGCCGACGGCCATACTCGACATACTTCCAGTAGTCCTGCAGCGACAAATCCACGGCGTATGTGGTCCCGTCCCGGTTGACCATATACCGGACGCTCTGCGACAGGAGGCCCGAAGCGTCCTTGCCTCGGTCGCGCAACTCCTTGCGGTATGCCTCGCATACGGCCTCGCCATATTTCGTCAATACGGCGGCCAGGTTCGAGAAACTGATCAATGTGTTCGAATCCATTCCTGATGCTCTTTTTTCTTCTGCTCGATCTTGTCCCGGCGATATGCCAGCATATTGAGAAATTCAATGACCGGCATCTCCCACACTTCGGCCCACGGCGTGCGTGTCAATTCAGAAACGGCATCGACATTGGCAATCCACCCCCACTTTGCAGAGAACGGATCAACCGGTTCGTCAACTGGATCGCCTCCTCCGTCTGCGGGTTCTTCGGCATCTTCTTTACCGAAGAGCGTAGGGTATTGATTGTTGACCGATGCAATCTTCTCAAAAAAAAAGCGAGCAGTCCCAAAGCAGCCGTCACCGGCAGGAAGTCCCGGATTGCCTGCTGCACTTCGAGGATGTCGTAGCCGTCGTTGTACTTCATGCCCTTCGGCACCAGGAAGCAGGAGAGCAGTTCAGCCTGTCGTCCCTCTCCGGCGTTTGAGAAATTCTGAAAGTCGATGTACTGCGCCGCCGTCATCTTCCGGACATCGGTCACGGGTATGAGGGTCATGTCCCCGAACCGGTACTGCCGGGCGACTTCCGACGGCCGGGGTGCCGTGCAAAGGAATCCCGCCCGGTCCATCATGGCCCGAAACTCCGGGACCTTCAGATCGAGGAGCTGGTCGACGGTCATATCCGTAAGAATCGACAACACGTGAAGGTTCAGTTCGTTCGTGTCGCCTTCGTGGTCGGCCCGTGCTCGAAGCAGGGCCTCATACTTGCCTACCGTGAGGCTGTTGTAGTTGGTTATCATAGTCTGCTATCTGTTGATGATCTTGTAGTGTCCCGACTTGCGGAAGTCGGCAAATGGCGAATAGGATGCGTATCGCATCGCGTCCATGAAGTGATCGGCGAATGCCTGCGGCTCGTTCAGCGGGCGCCCGTCCTTATCTTTCGCCCAGCAGTAGTTACGGGTTTCCTTGATGCCCTCGACGCTCCGTTTCGTGATGAATAGCTTATACTGCTGCATAAAGGCTATCTGCTCAGCCTTGCGTGTCGCCTTGTAGCTCGGCTTGCAGTTGAATCCGGCCTGCGCAATCTCGGCGATACTCTTGGGCTCTGCGGCATCCGCGAAGATAGGGATCGTCCGCTTCGGCACCTTGTACGCATAGAGCGTGCGGATGATATCCCGGTTGAGCATCCCGGTGCGGTATTCCAGCTGGTCGACGTAGATCTCCTTTCGCCCGGTGTGGACCTTGACGTGGACAATCACCGTCGGGTCGTTGGTGAATCCGAAGTCAATGCCGTATGTCTCGACCATATCCGACGACTCGGGCATGGCTTCGATCTGCGTGAAGTCGAAGATCACGCCTTCGGCCTGCCCGATTAGGCCCTCACCGTACACCCGCCACCAGTTGCCCGATCCCTTGTTGCTCTCGATCTCGGCTACCTGCTCGGGAGTCAGAAAATCGTTGTCCTTGTACGTCGAATGTATCGATACGCACTCGGGCCGTCCCTGGATGTTTTCATGTACCCAGAACTCCCGCACGGGGTTGTAGTCGATGATGATGCGGTCCCGGGTTCGGATGAAGAGCTGGCGGGCAGTTTCGTAGTCGACGTTCTGCGCCTCATTGATGAACAACCTGTCTCGGGCCGGGCCGTGCACCTTGCCGGGGCTATCTGCCGAAAAGAACTCGATCATGCCGCCGTTAGAAAAGGTGAAGATGTTGTCGGTGCGGTTCCATTGGCGGTCATTCCATAGCTCCCAACTCTGCATGATGCTCTTGAAGTCACGGATGGCTCCTCGCTTCAAGTGGGGAAGAGTCTCCGACACCACGGATGTGATCTTCGCCGGGCTCCCGTCCGCAGCCTCGGCCAGGGCCTTCAATACAAGCATCTGCAGAATCGAGTATGTCTTCCCCGATCGGGCGCCTCCGCACGAATCCAGGTAGCGGGGGTGCAGGTTCCACGCCGGAAGCAGCTTCTCACGGAAGTTGCGGGAAAATGTCGCTTCCGTGATCATGTCATTTGTCCTTTACGGCCTTCGCCAACTCCTCGGCCTGCTTGGCATCCCCGACCTGAATCACGAAGCTCGGGGCGGTCACCTGCGCCTGCTTCAACTCGTCAAGGAGCGTTGCTATGAACTCCGCCGCCCGGGTGTCTGACTTGTCTATGGCCTGCTTGTACTGCGAGGCCACGACCGCCGCCAGGTAGGGAACCTCCTGCTCGGTGCCGTCCTTGTTGACGATCGTTGTCTTCATGGCCGCGAGTTCCCGGGCGTATTCGCGCATGGTCTTCAACTCGCGCAATGCCTTCTGTGACGCCTTGCCTCCCTTGCTGGAAAGCCTGCGATGCTCCTCCGGCGGCAGCTTCGATATGTCTCGCAGATTCTTATTCGTTGCCATGACCGTTTATTTTGGAGGTGAGGAAATCAAAGAATGCGTCGGCCGCATCCTGCAGAAACTGGACGGCCCGATGGATGCGGGTCGACATGGCCGACAGAAACGCCACCCACGTGAGTGTGGGCAGCGAGAATTCTCCGATGGCGATGATGTAGATGATGCCCGCCCACCAGATCATGCAGAGCGAGCAGTCGAAAGGGCGAATCCTGGATACCTTGGCTCCGAGCCATCGGGATAATGCGCCCTTGATGCTTTCCATTACGCCACTGACATCAATGATATAGACGATGACAACGGCGAGGAGGAGAAGGTCAAAATATGGTCTCATTTCATGCTCTTTTTAAGTTTGCGACGAATTTCGGATACTCGGTTCTGCACCGTCGACTTGCTGACCCCGAGAGTATGCGACAACTTGCGGACACTCCCCGTTTCGGCATACAGGATGAAGAGACGACGGTCGGCGTCTGACAACCTCCGGAGCGCCGCCTTGCAACGGCGTACTCGGGCGTCGTCCTCGTCGAACACCCCCTTGCTGGCCGTGTACTCCTCATCGAGGAGCCGCAGCCGGATGTGGCGATCGTCATTCATCTTTCAAGATGTCGCTATGCTGGGCGAATCTCCGAATCTGCCGATAATAGGGACTCGTCCGTGAGAAATATAAATTCTCGATAATTCGTACAATGAAAAAGTTGAGCGCATCCCGTCTATGGATGCGCATCAGCTTCTCTTCGTCGTAGTTGAGCAGGACCTCGTAGACCATCTGCACGAGGTCCGGGAGGGAGCGATGGCGGCGGTGACAGACGTTCGCCACCAGCCGTTCGACCAGTCCATCCCTTGCGATGTTGTCGATAAGTTCTCGCTTAGTCATGTTGCAAACCCGTGAAAAATCACTATCTTTGTTTTGGCTGGGGTGATCCTTCGGGGTTGCCTCTTTTTTTATTGTGACTATCTAAAAATATCTTTTGCTACTCTTTTGCATATCCGGTGCTCGATCAGCGATTCAAGTCCGTGGATATAGAACGTCCATTCCTGCATTGCGGTAGGATGTTTGTCGGGAAGCAACACAAACTTGTTGTGAGCCTCGGCCAGCAGGTCGATGATCTCGCGTTCGTCATCGGTGATAAAATCTGATTTTTCGGTTGATTCTTTCTGCATATCCTGCCTTTTTACCTATTATCCCTGTTCGCCGTCATCCGGCAGTTCGTGAAATTCTTTGCAGGCAGGATCATCGTGCAGCACCATAGCCTTGTTAAGATTACACCATCCTACCCCATCAAAGTTGTCGCATTCATAATTTGCGCATTCGTCGCACGTTTCCATTTTCTCTATCGTTATATTTCGTGAATATACCTCCATCCGATCGGCATGTGTTCAGCCGCCCTTTCTTTGATCGTTTTCATAATCATCTCTTTTTCCCTCTCTCTCTTCTCCTTTTAATTTCATTCGCGATATATATTCTCATCGCCTTATCACGAACATCGTCTTCAGTGTCTCCTAAAAAAAACAAATCAGAATATTCGGGAGAACTATAACCATAGCTCATGCCTGTTACTAAACCTCGACAGATAGTTACTCTATAAATATTCACCATGTTTCGGCCTTGTTTTCGTAGTCTTTTCAGTAGTTTTGTTTTCATAATTGTTTCAAGGTTTTACGAGAATCCCGCTATTTCAATACTTCTTGCCGTGCATTTTCTCTCTCCCGGCATTATACTGCATTTTCAGCTCGACATGACGCTGGATGTCAATATCCATCCATCCGCACAAGTCGAGGATCCGTATCATGGCGTCAGCAAGTTCATCTTCAAATGTGTCTTTTATGTGAACTTTGAACCGGTCGACAAATGTTGGGGTTTGCTGTCTCTTGCAATTAAAAGCATACAGATTGGCATACCGTTCTTTTCGATCCGCCTCCAACGCCTCGGATAATTCAGAATGGATCAACGCAATCCGCTGTGCAATGAGGGCATGTAAACCGGCCATTGTTTTCATCATCTCATTGTCGGAATCATGAAACCCGTGTTCCACGGAATTTTGATACGCCTCGTCGCGCAGTCGGTTAAGTGTTTTGGTCATTTTTATCGTTTTTCAGGTTCCAAATTTTTCGTCTCATCCGTTCCTCGGCGGCCTCTACTCCGGCGACCTTCCGGGCCAACTTCGCCCGGAACCGGGCGAGCTCTTCGTCCGTGGCCTCGTCGAAGAAGAGGTTGTTCGCCCGATTCCATGCCACGTATTCCTCCATCCTCCGCCGGGCCCTGGTGACTTGCGCCTTGGCAGCGACCAGTCTCCGGAGATCGTCGGTCAGCCGGACATCATTCCCCAGCCTCCGATCGTAGTACGAACAGAACCGGCTCACATTCGCCCGGGGAAACCGGCAGACCAACGCCGCCTCCCGCCATCGGACAACCCACGGCCGACGTTCGTAGACCTCGCGCGGGAGATCGTAGGCGAAGATCCGCTCGCGGGATCCGTCTCCGGCATCCTTCGTGAACTCGATGAAGACCCAGCGCTGGACCCCCAGTTCCGTCTCGGCCCGGGCATAGTCGCGGGCCAGTTCATACAGATCGCCGCTGTTTTCCTGTTTGCTCTTTGCCATGGCCTCTGTTTTTACGATGCGACCCGGCCCGCCGCCTGCTCCGAAAGAGCTTCGGCCAGCGCCTCGCACAAGGCGGTTGCTACCTGCGTCACCACGGCATTGCCGAGGTACTTTTTCTGCTCCTCCTGGGTGCCGACCAGCACGTAGTCGTCACCGAATCCCTGGATGCGCTTCATCTCGGAGATCCGCAGCATCCGCATCGTCACGTCGACGATACCGTACAGCGCGCAGAACTCCTTGATGCGCCGCATCGCCGGGGTATCCTCCGCACGGATTTCCCATGCCGGTTTTGTCTCATCTGTCAATTCCGGAAGAACCACAGCCACCCGATCCTTGGTGGTCAGCGTAGGAGCAGGGCTGTCAACACTTGCATTAGTACCGGGTGAGTAATAAGCCGACAAGAACGGCCGCACCACCTGGAAGCGATCCTTCGTCGTGAGGGTCGGCGCCGGGCTGTCGATCGACGAGTTGTAACCGTTGCCGTAGTAGGCCGAGACAAAGGCGTGATGGTCGACCGTCGTCAGAGTCCCGGCCGGGCCGTCGACTGCTTCCGCCTGCGGTCGTGCTTGATGTCGAGCGGACAGCTCTCGGCACCGGTCTCCGGATCGCGGACGACCTTCACCTGAAGCGGGCCCCACTCCATGAACTCGACGACATTCTCGATCTGGATGTAGTCGGGTCGCAGCTCCTCGATGTAGCGGAACAGATGTTCGGCCAGTGTCCGGCTGTCGGCATCGCGCGACATACCGCCCTTGGCCCGCGAGTGGTTCGTGCATTCGAGCGACGCCCAGAGCACGACCTTCGCGTCGGGATTCTTCATGCGCTCGACGGTCGTGTGCACCTTCAGGGGCCCGAGGTCGAGCGTGCGGATGTCCTCGGTGAAGTGGCGGGTGTGCGGATGGTTGGCCGCGTGCGACAGAATCGCGTTGGCGTCGTGGTTCACGCAGGCGATCACCCGGGCGCACTTCCGCCCGTCGAGGCAGGCACGTTCGACGCCCGTCGAGGTGCCTCCGGCCCCGCAAAACAAGTCGATATAGAGGAGTTCTGTTGCCATATCAAAATTCCATTTTCGGGTTATTCTTTTTCTCCATCACCTTTTCCACCCGCTCGATCTCGTCGTCGATCTCCTTCTCCAGCCTCTTGCTGTCTGCAAGCGCGCGACCTGACCGTGTGCGGAAATACTCCTTCTGCGCCTTGCGCATCCGGCAAACCTTGTCGAAAAACTCTTTGGGGCTCATACCTGCAGATAGTTTCTCACCACCTCCACGGCCTCGTCAAAGGTCCGCGCAATGGCGTATTTGTTCCCCACCTTCTCGAAGGCCTCCTGCCAGCGCCTCTGCGCCGGACTTTGGCGGCTGCTCTTCTCCAGTGTCTTGAACTCGATGCCCAGGACACCATATCCGCCTCTAGGCACCAGGAGCAGGAGATCGGCGGCACCGGCCGTCACTCCTTCGGCCTTCATGATGGCAGCTTCTTTTCTACGCCGGGCGCCCCCGTTGGGTACGCTTGTCAGGTTCAGCGCATATTCCGGATACTGCAGCCGGAACCACGTGACAAACGCCTTCTGAATATTCGATTCGATATGTCTCATCACACGCTCATATTACCGTTCTTCATAATCTTCGCAGATATAATCATGCGATGCTATAAACTTGCGATTCTTCGTACACCATGAATTGTAATCGCAATCCTTATCAGCTTCGAAGTGAATGCAGTTTTGGCACTCGCGCTTGTCGTCCATCATGTATACAAACCCGTCGCAATCTTCCATAAGGTTCGATGGAGCTGCATTGCTTCCCTGTTTCGGACACCAGAAGTCTGGTTCGCCTTCATCTTTCGGAAACCGAACCTTTAATCTCCGACACATCACGCACCACCCTTTGACTGGGCACGGAAAGTATTTTTCGCTAAAGTCTGCCATTTTCGGTCTTTTTTTTAGGTTCAAAAAACAATGTGGGTCCTTGCCCTGACGTGAAGTCAAACAAGAACATTAACTCGTCGCACTCATTATACGGAGAGGTCCGATCGTTTCCGAGTTTCACTTCGCATACGCGATACTTCTCTCGATAGTAGATACAGTTTTTGCAGATAGGTCTCATCTTCTTAAACTTTGGCCGTTGAACGATATGCGGTGGCAGAGGTATTTCACCCGATCAAAGATTCGGTCTCCGTAGCGCTCGCGGATTGCGTCTCCCGAAAGATTCGACGACATGATCACCATCGTGTCGGGGTTATCCTGCGCCTTGTTGATCGCCTCGACGACAATATTCCGGCGCGTTCCGTAGTCCACGCGGTCTACCTCTATGCCTACATCGTCCAGAGAAATCAATTTGCGGCGCAAAATTTCGTCGATAGTGCCCTGATTGCTACCGCAGTCCACCACCGAAACGATACGGTGGCAGAAAGCCCGAATCAGCATCGGGATCGCATATCTCACCAGCAGCGACTTCCCGCGACCGCAACTTCCGAAGAGCAGCAGCCCTTTGCCGTGATTGTCCGAAAGCCACTCAGCTACCCGATCATATTCAGGGAGCCATACCAGCGTCTCCCCCATCGACGACATCACGACCGTCATTGCCTTCTCCAGCTCCTCACGGGCATTCGGGATAGCGATACGCATCCGCTGCGACGGGGTTGGATTACCCTCCACCCGAAGCTGCCGTAATACTTCTGCGTAGTCCATGGTCAAAAATCGTCAAAGTGTTGGTTGTTGTCGTAGTTCGTCGCCGGATGCCTGGCCGTAGTTCTCGACTTTGGGCTGGCTGCTGGCGCGGGTTGCTGTTCTACCTTCCTCAGCCAGTTGTTGAAGTGCCGTTTGCAGTCGCCCTTGTCCTTGGCCGTCTCGCCGTTGTTGGCGCAATGCGCCGCGAACTCGTCGATCCTGCGTTTGATGTACTCGGGGTCCTTGTGCCGGTTGATGCAAAGCTGCTCGATCCATGCCGTTTCGGACTTCATCCACTCGGCCAGTTTGTCGATCGGCACCAGCGAGTATGTTCCGGTCGGCACCTGCGGGGGGACTTTTTCCGCGCAACCTTTTTCGGGGGTTGCCGAAAAGTCATTTACCGAATCCTCTGAATCGTCCAAATTCTCGCGCGCGGTAGTAGTCGTAGTAGATATTATTCTTTTCTTTACTTTACTTTGTGGGGTTTTTGTCGACAATAATTCCGCTACGGCTGGGTTATTGTCGTCAATAACTCCTGTGCACCCATTTTCTGCTAACAGATACTTTGCGTCATGTGGCAATCCGCGTCTGCGGGTTATGGAGAAGAATCGCTTCTGAATGCCTCGACTCGTCAGAACCTTCACCGAGTCAAACAGGGATTCGTCGAAGAATCCCCACCTGACCAAGCGGTTTACTATTTGGTCGATCAATTCAGGACTCACACCCGGGAGATCACGGAGCAGTTTGTATTTCAGCGGCTCATTCCACAGTATGAAGTATCCGTTCCGGTATACCGCACAAAGCAGCTTGATGACCGTGATTTCGCCCTTGATCCCAAATTCTCCGGATATGGCTGCGATCTTTTCATCGGCAAAGAAGTCAACATCCAACGGGAAATAGTCTAATCCTGTCTTGTTGGGTCTTGCCATGTCATTTTCGATGTACTTTTCGGTGACACTCTTCGCAGAGAGTGATCAGTTTATCCAGGAAGTCAGCCTCCCGGCCCACGATCGACACGCCGTTCTCGTCATAGTATGTCGTGTGGTGCACTTCCAGCGAATAGCTTCTGCCGCAAATCTGGCAGCGGTGGCCGTCGCGGAGTCTCACCCGGCGGCACACCTCCTGCCATTCCTTGCTTTGAAGTTTCTTCACATAGTTACTCTTCCGTCCCGGACGGTGCTGAAGCCTGCTCATACGTCTCGTTCATGTCGATACCCAGCACTTCGATGAATGCCTGCTTGTTGGTCTCGAGATTGGCGAAGAGACTCTGCTCGTCCCACGACGGAATCTTGTCAACCCGGCACAACTGGAATTTCCCGTCGATCCAGGCGTAATACAGGTAGTGGCCGCACAGGGCCATGCGAACCGTTGACTCCCCCCGGAAGATCGACCTCCTTCTCGCCCCGCTTGACCTGATAGACCAGATCCCGGATCTGCGTCATGACGGCCTGCAACTTGTCCTTCGCCTCCTTGATGATGGTCTTGCATTGTGCTTCCACTTCCGCCAGAGCATCTTCCAGTTTCGGCTGCTCGTCCTCCATCAGCTCGGCGTAGTTGGCCCGGATCGAAGCCCGTTCTTAAGCATCCAGCAGGCGGACAGCCTTGGCACTCGGCATGCTTTCGGCAATGAATTTCCCGGACAGATGCTTGCGGATCTCGTCCATATTCGTGGCACCCTCGAAGATCACCTTCGGGAATGACGTGTTTTTCGGCAGTTTGAATTCCGGATGTTCCGGAACATAGTTTTTCAAATCGATCATGATGTTGTGAATTGGATTGAGTTATTCGGAAAGATATTGCGGCAGCAGCTCCGCCTTGATGTAGTCGGGCAACTTGCACTGGATGATCCCGTGTGCGCCCTCTTCGGCCTTGCCATCGAATCCCGGCCACGTGTCGGTCTCCCGGCATTGCTTCACGATGTCGAGCGCCTGCGCGTACTTGTACTTGCCGACCTGCAGATCCTCGGCATCCCAGTAGAACACCGCGACCTGGTACGGAAGCACCGTCTGGGCCATGACCATCAGCGTGGCGGTGAACTCGCGGCCTGTGATCTCACCGGCGACTTTCAGATACATCCCCTCGGCCAGCTCGTAGCGGTACTTCGCGCAGTCCCGCATAAATGCCTCGACGGAGGTCGCATTGGTAGTCTTCACCGACAAAATGGCGTTCACGCCGAAGTTCTCTTCCAGGAGCATCCCGTCGGGGCGGATCTTCACTTTGAGGCCCGTAGACGAATCGCGCCCGTACATAGACGTCTCGGTCTTCACATAGGGCATGATCCGCGGGAGAATGCCGCCGCCGTAGGTATTGAACGATACCTTCATGGCCCGGATGATGTCGTAATACGTGCGGTCGATCAGCGTGTACCCGGCCTTTTCGCATTGAGCTTCCATGTCCGCGGCCATCCCTTTGAGCGTCGGCAACTTCCATGACGGGTCGATCTCAACCTGCGGCGTCTTCAGCAGATCGGCGTAGAATTGGATCAGATCGACACAACCTCGGATGGTTCCCCGGTCGGCCTTGGGTTTCACCACGACCTGCTCGAAACGCCTGGGTTCGAGGATCGCCTCATGTGCGAATGTCCCCAGTTCGAAGTGCTTGCCGTCTGGCCGCGCGATCTCCTCATTGCGGGCGATCAGATAGTGCCGCGGAGACTTCAACGCCTCCTTCAGCAGCGAGGAACTTTCTCCTGCCGCTTTGAGATACGTCTCCATCCGATCGTTGGCTACCCTTCCGTTGACCGCCAGCGCATTGTTGTATACGCGGCGGGGTTTCTCGGGGAGATTGTCCAGACGGTGGATGAACTCCTCAAAGGGCGTGTATTCCGCCCGATCGAACTGCAACGGGCAAAGTTCCTCGCCCGCTACAGTCGCACCGGACAGATCGTATGTCTGAAACCTTACCTCCATGGCTATTTCTTGATGACAAGCCGCTTGACGCTCCAGTTGTCGGACTTGTAGCTGTTCGTCGAGTTCTTCTTCTTGCCCAGATAGGTGATCTCGAAAGCATCGCCCGGTTTGATCGATGCCTGGAACGACTCGAAGATCCCCACCAGGCGGCGCGATCCGTTGCGTACGGCCCGAAGTTCACCGTTGACGTGCTCGGCAAACTGGGCCACCAACAGCTCGCGGGTCTCGCCTGTCTCCATTTCGACGACAGTCTCCATGTTCAGACCCACAAAGAACAGGCGGCGGGTTTCGCCCTCCTTTTCGGGCGTCCAGTATTCGCCCGACATTTCGATTGGTTCGGGCTCTGCTTTCGAGAGGTCGGGAAGGTTGCGGAAATCTACCGTTGCTACGGCGTTCATGTTCGTGTTTTCCATAGTTCTGATTTTATCGGTTCAACAAAATGTTTTCGTGATCTTTGTAGTATTGATTGAGCACCCGTACCAGCCCGTGCAGCTCGACGTCGTTGTCGCAGTCGTATGCGCCGACTACCTCGAAGGATTCGTTGTCGCGGACGTGCACCGTTTCGAATGCACCGAAATCTATATCGTACCGCTGTTCGCAGATTGACTCGATACGATGTCGGATGTCAATGTCCCACGGCCCGAGGAACACCCCGATCTCATCGCTGGTGTATACCACCCCGTCCACGTCGCTGTCTGACTTGCGGTCGATGGCTCTCACCGCCTCACGCCAGAACTCGGCGATAACCGACTCTTTGAGGCATACGGCCGCAGGAATTTTTGAGGTGGATCTGCTTCGCCCCGTGATGTACTCGCTGGGATAGTACCCGAGCGATTCGGCAGGTTGATTCTGTGTGTTCATGGTCAGTCAAGTTTTTCGAAAATACGGTTGAGAATGGCATCCACGGCGTTGTAGATGCGGGTGTCGGAATACACGATCCCGAACACCGCTGCAATGGCTCCCAGCCACAACAGCAAGGTTACAAGGTGTGCCATAGTCAGAGATTCTTGTAGATGTGATGCAGTGCGTCGAGCGAGGATTTCACGCTCTCCGTGCAGGCGAAATGGCATTTCTCCACCCGGTGACACCAGCTGGCCACCACGGCAATTGCGCAGCGGTAGAACTCCTCGAAGGAGAGGGGATGATTCATGACGTTGCCGTTGATGATGGCAACCAGTTCGGCTTTCGTGAGCCGCGTGTAAGACGTGGTCGGGGTACCTTGTACCCGGGTCCCACTTTCAGAAGAGTTTGGCATGGTCTGAAAGTTTTTAGTAGTATGTAAAAAAGAGGCGAGCCTCTCTCGTTTAAGTCGCCAAACTCTCGCAATCCGAAAGGATTACGCCACAAGAAAGACCCGCTTTATCGCAGAATCAGTATGTAATCGCAATTTGGTTTGCGAGAGTTTGGCAATGGCAAATATAGGAATTCATTCCGGATCTGCAAAATTATTTTTCACAAATCGCTCGGTGTCCGGGTCGGGCAGGAGGATGTTTTCCATCGTCACGATTACGCAATCGGGACGCCTTTCGACTTTCAGAATGCCATCGGAAAGCAGTTTGAGACCTATCTCCTTTGCAATCTCTTTTGCAATGGCGTTGACATCCTCCATATACGGGTATGGATATGTCCGGTATTTGCCAAACATAGCACATTCGTTCGGGGAGAATACCGACAGGTCGCACACTCGGTGCGCCCCGTCCCGGAGCTCCACGATCTCGTCTTTAAACCTGTACCCTTTCATACTACCGGATATTTTTCGCCATTCGCTGCGATCGCTCGCAGTCGCGCTTGAACTTTTCGGCGCGTTCCTTCGTCGCTTATCGGGTGATACAAGGAGCCACGTCCGCGGCCCCACATTCAGCGGCTTCAACTGCTCGCCGCGCTTGTTCTTGTATGCGTCCATAGTCTATATGAATAGTTGTTTCTGAACTCTTGTAAGGACCTTTTCACGGGCTGCCCGGCAGAAGTCCTTCTTGATCTCGAATCCGTATGCCTTTCGGCCCATGTTGGCGGCAGCAAGCAGTGTTGTCCCGCTCCCAGCGCACGGATCGATGATGACGTCCCCCTTGTCGCTGAATATCTCGATCAATCTTTCGAGTAGGGGGACGGGCTTCTGTGTCGGGTGCACCTTCGGGGTGGCGTTGTCTCTAACCCATTCGAAGCAGTTGAAGATCATGCGGCCGCCGTTGTTGAATTTTGGAAGTCTATCCCGATATAAGATCAGCCCATATTCGCAGTTGCCGACTACCTTCATGTTGGCTTTGAGTACCTGGGCGGAGAAGTCTTTCCTAAACACCAGCGGAATATATCGTTTCAGCCCGTATCGTGAGGCCAATTCGATATAGTAGTGCATCTGTTCAAAGGGGCAGAACAGAATCATGCACGACGCTCCTCCTTTGCTTTTTTTGTCTGAATCATCATTCTGTTTCTTTTCGGGCTTATCCTTGCGAAGCATCTGACTGCAGAAGTGCATGAACTCCGCCGGGCGGAAGTCCTTATCGGTGTCGAAGAACTGCTTCCCGGCCAGATCGCTTTCCCCGTTCTTATTGTCGCCGTCGATATACCATGCCGGGTTGCTGGCGTAGGCATTCGCACCCAGGTTATACGGAACGTCGGCAATGATGAGCTGTGCTTTCGGTATGCCGTATGACTTGAAGTTTTGGAAGTGATCGTTGAATAATTCTATCTCTTTCATATAGCAGATATTTTGTTGACCCTCCCGGATTCGAACCGGGGCCAGCAGAACCAAAGTCTGCGGTGCTACCGTTACACCAAGGGTCAAAATGCCCGTCTTTCCGGGCTGTCATTGGTTTTCGTGTCACCTGTCCGATGAAGTCAAGCGTCTTTTCCGCTTTGCCACCGCATATCCAAATGCGTAAACACCATACGTCATCGTCGTCCTACTTACCCAACACACACAATCCAAAAATGGGTTTTGCGGAGGGTGAGGGATTCGAACCCCCGAGGCGTTGCCGCCTGCCTCGTTAGCGGTGAGGTGCATTCAGCCACTCTGCCAACCCTCCAAACCGCCGCGGGCCTCACGGATGGCGGCGGGATAAATAACATATAAAAACAGAAGTGTGTCCGGCTGTTGTCAGGCGCCGGTTGCCTGTCTGATAAAGTATTCCTTGAACTGGACCCGTCGGCCCGTCCGGGTCGAGTCGTAGTGCATGACGTCCTCGATCGGCTGTCCCCGGCGCCGCAACCGGCTGACGATCTTCCGCAGCTCGGTGGTCTCGAACAGTCGCGATGCCTTCTGTACCGTCAGCCTCCCGCCCGCCAGCAGGTAGGCGAGGATTTCGCGTTGTGGGTTTCGTGCCATATCCTTGTAGTTTTGGTTTGCACCCGGATAGGCGGTCAAGCCACACCGGGTAAGTCGTTTCGGCTCCGCGGATCGCTCCGCATCATCGCTCGATGATTGGTATTTGTCGGTTGCCCGCCCGGTCGCCGCCAAGTCGGTCTCCGGGTTTAACGTCGTCTCAGACGATCGCCACAATGTCAAAGAACTGCCGCATCGCTTTGCTGTGGGGTTATTGCCAGCGATAGACCCCTCACCTCGAAGGGTGGCTATTTGAGGGTGCGGCAGGACTTGCACCTGCAACGCTTTCATTGTCGATTGATCGGGGAACGACGTTACGTCTCTTGAACTTATTACCCGATCGGCATCCCTGCCATGCGGTTTTGGGCGACCGGTACGAGGATTTGCAACCTCTCGACTATTTCGACCAGTCCTTTTGCGTTCGACCGCTTCAGATTCCCGTGTATCTCATTGTTCCACCACGCACCCGGATTGCTATTTCATTCCCAGCCACCGCCGGATCGTGCATCGGATAATAGCCCACCGGCGCGTCCGGTTGTCTTTCCGGCTCTGCCTGTATGCCTCCTCCGGTGTCAGTTCATAGACCTGAATCTCGGCCCCATGATCGGGCCAGCGTTCAATCATCATCATGGCATTCATGGTTAGGTTAATGATTCTTTCAACTGCTGCGGCGCATAGAAGCGATTCAGGAACTTCGTCACCTCCCGCGGATCATAGAGGAAGGTCCCGTCGCCCATGACGAGGTATTTGAGCCCCTCGCTTCGCCATTTCGCGTGCGTCTTCTCGCTGGTGATGCCGGTCGCACGCCCGAGTTCCTCGCTACCTTTGAGGTAGAGAACCGGAACTTCCCGGTCTAACTTGACTTTCATATCGCTCTATTCTATGATGTATTCAATCGTTTCACGGCGTCCCCGGCGAGCCCGGCGCACTGTTCGCTCGAACTCCCCGCCGCTGAACACATAGGTGCAGAACAGCCCCAGCAGACAGGCGGCTCCGATGCGTCGCCCGAGATCGGACCGGTAGTACCAGACGACCAATGCCTGGATGGTCCGGTTGCCGTCCAACTCCCCTTGCAGCTTGTCGTACATCACCGACAGCGTGTTGGCCACGGCCTGGTAGGTCACGTGCAGCGCTTCGGCAATGCGGGAGATATTCCCGCCGCGGGTCTCGATCACCGCCCGCATCACTCGGGTCTCGGCCGGCGAGAGGCTGTCTGCATCGCGTTTCATAGACCCCAGGGTTGCGTCACCTGATGGCGACGGAAGATCGTCTCGATGCCGCTCCGCTCGATCGGCGAATGCGGCGTAATACCCCACTGCCGGTAATAGTAGGCCGAGCGGCTCAAATTGCCGAGGACCTCACGGATCTCCATACGCACCTCGGCAGCTTCGCGGCGGTCGCGTGCAGCCACCTCGCGGATCCCCTTGGTGAAGGAGTTGTCGGGATTTCTTTTGTCAAAATCCATCTTCGCTATTTGCTTTTGTCCGATTTTTTGTAAATCTTTACACATTGAATTGCCCAATGATTCGTACTTTTGTTGTACGATTTATTGTACATCGCAAATATATCATTATTTATCATTAAAAGCAAATTTTTGACGATAAATATTACATATCATTACTTATCTGCCTAATAATAAATTGGAATACTACCCCTTCCGCAAATTCAAAATCGCCTCCTCCCGCAAAGACAAGGAGGCGCTCACCGAAGAGCAGCTTCAGCGACTGATTGCCTACGATACGCCCTACCCCTTCCGCCGAACAGCCCGGGACCTCTTCCTGCTGTCGTTCTACATGTGCGGCATGAATCTCGTTGACTTGTACCACCTCGACCGACTGCGTGACGGCCGAGCCCATTTCGTCCGGACGAAAACCTCGGGGAAAAACATCAACCCGGTGTCGATTCTCGTCCAGCCGGAGGCTGCCGAAATAATTGCACGATATGCCGGTGCAGAGCACGTTCTGCGATTCATCGAAGAGCGGGCCACCTACGACACCTTCATCCATCAGGTACAGCGGGCGCTCCGTCATATTGCGAAGGAGCTCGGAATCGAGGGGCTGACCTTCTACTGGGCACGCTACACCTGGGCGACACTGGCCGACAAACTCGGCATTTCGGAAAAGGAAATCAGCAAGGGGCTGGGACACGTCGACACCTCAATCGCCGGGAAGTTCTACATCTCCTACGACTGGACAAAGGTCGACCGAGCGAACCGCACGGTACTCGACTACATCAAATCGCTCCAAACAGTGTAGTCTGTTCCGTCGATTCGTAATTGCAGACAATCCACTCCTCCTGCCGGCGACGATTCGATTTCGCCACACTGATGGTAAGCTGAACCGCATGGATGCGCCATCCGTTTTTCCGTGCATGCGTTTCGATGGATGGGAACGGGTACATGGTAAGCATGAAACGGCCCTTGACCGTCTCCAGCAGCTGCAGCAACTGTTCGAGATTCTGCTCGGAAAAGACCCCTTCATAATGCCCGCAGTCTGAATTGACGTAGGGAGGGTCGACAAAGTGGAAGGCCTCGGGTTTGTCGTAGCAGGCAATCACATCGAGCGCATTGCGGCTTTCGAGCGTAACGTGCTCCAGGCGCCTGCACAGGCGTTCGGTAAAATCCAGCTTGGCATTGCGCACCTTTTCGGGCATGGCACCGCTGAAGTCGTAGCCGAATGTTCCGTCAAGCATCGAAGCGAACGACATCTTGCAAAGTGCCCACACGGCCCACGCCCGCTCGACCGGAGTGAAAAACTGCGGATGGGCATTGATATGTGCGGCATGAGCATGAACATCGCGGCTGTGCAACGTCCTCTCTATTTCACGTTTCAGGTCCTGAAAATACATCTTTGCGCACCAATAGAAGTTTGTCAACTCCATATTGAGGTCATTGATAACTTCTGCTTCGGCCGGGCGCTTGGCAAAGAGGACGGCGGCCCCGCCGCAGAATGCCTCCGTGTAGAGCTGATGCGGCGGGACAAGCGGAAGGATGTGCTTCAGCATGGACTGCTTTCCTCCGTAGTAAGAGATAGGGGTTTTCATGATTGCCATAAAGTTGGATAAAATATTCCCATGCAAAGGGTCCCGAGGTGAGCATGTTTCACCCCGGGAATTTCGCATTGAATTGATATGAGTGTATGAATTATTCTCTGATGGGAAGAACTCCCGAGTTCGGCGATAGAAGCACACCGAAGCTAATTGATACCATAGACGGCAGAACCTACCGTCTCCACAGCGCCACGCCGGCCTCGATCTGGCCGAAGGGGCTCTTGTTGCGGGCGTCGTATCCCGCCGAGGCCGACACGCTGAATCGGCCGAATGTGCGTCGGGCGTAGGCCCCGGCCCACACCCCGCTGCCATCCCGGGTCATCCAGGCTCCCAGCGCGGGGCCCAGTTCCCAGGTATAAGGTTCGCGGACGAACTGCACCCGCTCGACCGTCCTGTTGTAGGTCTCGATGAAATCGAGCCGGGGACCCAGCGGCCCCACACTCGGCCCGACAATCCGGGCGTAGTACGTCGAATCCCGGTACTCCAACGTGCGGACGGTGACTGTCACCGGCACGCTGTCGCCCACAACGACCGTCCGTTCCACCGTATCGGCCGGAGCAAAGAGCATCCGCGGCACATTCACCGCCACCGGACGTTCCGTCACCGCGAACGGCCGCGGGCGTTCGTAGAACACCGTATTGACCCGCACCCGCTCGACCGTCTCCGACCGGGAGACGTATCGTCCCAGCCACCACCCTCCGAGGAAGGTGGCGACCAGGACAATCGCTGCAGGGATCCATTTACTCATCTGTCGGCGTGCGTTTGATGGTAGTCGATGCAGGCCAGGATCGCCTCGACGTGCATCGCGGCGATCCGCTCGCGGCCCTCCTCCGAGAGCAGGAACCGGCAGTCGTTCCAGTTATCCATGAAGAAGTTCTCGGTCAGTACGGCCGGGCATTTCGTGTCGTGCAGGATTGCGAAGTTGCTGTCCCAGTCGGGGTCGGCGGGGTCGGCGTTCCCCTTCCGAATCTTCCACTCCTTGCCGAACGCCTCCCCGGCCTTCTCGTAGAAGAGGGCCGAATAGCGGTCCGACATCGAATCGCCCAGGCAGGTGTGAGCCTCCCAGCCGGTGCCGCCGCCGGCGTTGGCGTGGACCGACACCAGCAGGCAGTTCGACTTCCCGGCGACGTCGCAGATGCCGTTCACCCGGTTGGCCCTCACGTACAGCGGCACATCGCGGAGCTCCGGGACGATGATCTCCGCCACGACGCCCCGGGCGTGCAGCCGATCGAAGACCCGGCGCACGATGTCCCGGGCGAACTCATACTCGCGCAGGCACGATCCGTCCGGCCACACGGGCGAGCACTTGCCGGGCGTCTCCTCGCCGTGTCCGTTGTCCAGGAGGATCTTCAGCATGACGGCTCCTCCTCTTTGGTTTCGTGGTCATACCACACCTTGGCGGCGATGCCGGCCACGAAGCCGACGCCCGCGGAGATCGTCGAGGCGATGCGGATGCCGTCCGGCAGCAGGTTGAACGCCACGATCAGCGCCACCGCTGCGCCTGCGATAATCATAATCTTCTTCGTTGTCTTTGTCATAATCTGATATTTTATTGAATGTTTTCGATATTCGCGTTCTCGCCCTTTCCGAACGGAGGCTGCCGCTTGTCGCAGCTGATAACCTTACACTTGAGTATGGAAAGAGCCGTATTTGCTGACGACAATTTGTCGTTTCGCTTTCGAAGATCGGCATTCTCCTTGTACAGCGCATCGATCTTCGCGTCCTTACGGTCGAGAGATTCTTTGAGCTCGTCGCAACGGAGCTTGCGTTCATTCGCCAATTCCTGCCACTCGTCAACGACTGATTTCTCGTTGTCGATCTGCTTGGCCCGGCGATTCTCTCGATAGTATAGCAGCGACATGAACCCGCCGCCCGTCAACAGTGCCCCGCCCAGTGATACGATAATCGTGCCCCAATCCATATCGCTATCCGATTAGAAAGGTGATCCATACTGCGAGCCCGCCGAGACATGTCGCTACGATGTCCTGGATGTCGGCCTGCTCGTCGGCCTTCTCCTTGCCGACGGCCGCCACGGATACCGCCACGACCGAGGCCGTCAGCGCCAGCCATTTGGGAACGAAAAACGTCACAGCCAGCAGGACCACGGCCGCGATGTCCGACCCCAGCGCCTGGTGCTTGTACTTGTCGGCGTCAATGCCGTTCAGCCAGCCGACGATTTTGTCGAAAATTCGTTTCATAGTCTTCACACCTTTTCAACGTAAATCCCCACCAGCGCGCTCAAATCGTGATACACCGCCTGCCCCGTGGAGCGGGTGCACTTGTAGGTCAGCCGTTCTGCGAGTAGTATTTGCCCTCGAACAACTCCATGTTCCCGTTGTACGGAATCGGGTCCTCCAGCGTGCCAGCCGCCGTCTCGTTGATCTCCTCGTAGAGTGCGGCGGTAAGTTCTGACGGCGCCTGATTCTCCAGCACCGTGGCAATCTGCTGGCGCACCTTGTAGAGCCGTCCTTCGTAGAGCACTTTGAATCCGGCTGTGAGCGACTTGCCGATGAACGACGCCCATTCGGGATAGAGGTCCTTGATATCCAGCGACTGCTCGTCGGATAGTGACATCGTATTCACCGCCATCGTAGCAAACATGGCCACCTGCCGGATCGTCGTGTCGGGAATAGGCTCCGGCAATTCAGGCTCCGGTTCCGGGGTGTACTCCTCCCACGTCACCGTGATGCGGTCGCCGTTGTCGGCGTAAACTTCCCGTAGTTCATTGCCCGGCGTCGTGATCTCCGGGCGCTCCGTGTATTCCACGGGTTTGTACCCCATCGGACCGAGGATCTCCGGCCCGGGGTTCATGATGACCATTCCGTCCTGCCGTACCTCGCCGGGGGCCTGGATCAAATATCCGTTTTCAAGTTTTGCGTATTGCATAGCGATTGCTGGTTGTTATTCGTTGTAGAGGATCTCCGGCGCGCCGTTTGCCGCCATGTCGTAGCCGCCGATCGACTGAAACAGCGGCTCCATATACTCGTCCGACAGAGGCAACTGCTTCGCGCTGTCGAGCCATGAGGTTGCGATCGTCTTGTCGTCCCGACCGTACATCAGATTCTGCGGAAGGTATTCCGCAAGCAGTCCGTCCCTTTTCGCCTTCGGCACGACGTACCCCATCGGGTCTCCGTTGTTGTCGAGGGCCTTCACCTCGTCAGCACTCATGGTGTAGTTGAAGTGCTGGTGCAGGAGATAGTCTCCTTGAAATCTATCAAGGTTGTTTTCAAACGCCCCTATATAATATTCAAATAAATTATTAAGTACATACTTATCGCTGCTTGCAATAAAATCTCCTCCCAAGTATGCTTTTTGAACATTATTCTCAACGACAAATACGATATTATATATTTTGTCCAATTCAGCGTCAATGGTTATTCCTCCTAAACCAATAGAGATACTCATTCTGCCTTTTGTACTGATATTAATTCTTGGAGAAATAGAACCTCCTGTCGTTGTGAAAGGTGTCTGTAACGTATCGAAATTTCTTATTACAAACACGCACCGGATCGTGCACGGCACTTGAAGCAAGGCCGGATCCTTTGTCGAGAATCCGCCTTGCGCCGTGAGAACCCCGCGCTGCATCCGCTTGGCCTGCTGATATGCGGCCATCTTCTGCACGTTGTTGTAGTAATACAGCAGGCTATTCATCGTAGGTCATATTGCCTGCACCGAACAGGATGCAGATGGTGTAACTCTTGTTCTCCTCGGGTTTCGTCCAGCCCGTGATGTTGAAGTCATCCGGGGAGGAGAACTGCGCAGCCGTAGCACCCGACGTGAAGCGGATGATCGATGGCTTCGTCGAGTTCTCGACGCTTGCAATTGTCAGCGAAGTCAGCTCGCCGCAGACGTACATCGTTCCGCCCTTGACATCCAATGAAACGGCAGAACCCTCGACCTGCTGCACGATAGTGCCGTCGTCTGCCCGGTACTGCGAGGTCACGTACTGCTCTGTTTCAAGGTCGTAGAACGCCCAATAGGCCATGCCGTCGACCTCTACAATCTTGGGCGGATTGTCGGCCAGCTCCTCGACCCGTGCCGTCTGCGTGTCCGAATTTTTCGCGGCAACCTTCAGGACGTCCGTCAGCACCACACCGTCGGAGAGGATTGTGCCGTCCGGATTAGCCGTCAAAACTGGAGTGTCACCCTTGGGGCCCTGCGGACCCGTTTCTCCGGTGTCTCCCTTCTCGCCCTGCGGACCTTGGGGACCTCCCGGGCCTTGGGGACCCATAGGCCCTTCCGGACCGATAGGGCCTTGTTCTCCCTGCTCTCCTTGCGGTCCTTGCTCGCCCTGCGGACCGGTGTCGCCTTTGTCTCCCTTGTCACCCTTGTCACCGCGAGCCGGATATTCCGAAACCACATACTGCTTCGTGTCCTCGTCGTAGAACGCCCAGAAATAGCCTTGATCGTTGAGCACGATTTTGGGAGGGTTGTCGGCAAGGGCATTCGCTCGGTCTGCCGCCTCATTGGCTTTATCGGTCGCCGCATTCAGCTTGCGGAGAACCTCCGTAAATCCCGGCATACACTCGCAGCCATTGGCGGCTCCGATAGACACGGCGCAGTACACTCCGGCGCATTCGTCTACGAACTGCTGGGTGAAGGGCTGGATCGGCATATTGTCTACCTGGAAGTCCAACTCTGACATCATCGTCAGGATATTGCGGAGCACCTGCGTCCCCGTGCTTTGGATCTGCGTCTGATTGCTCTTGTCGGCCAGCAGTCGGTCGACATAGAACAGGGTCAGCCGGTATGTTGCCAAATCCCCGCTCACGCTGGTCAGATGCTCGCCCTGCGTGTAAGCGAACACCGCATATTTGGCATTGGGGATGGTGTTGAGCTTGAAGATGTCGTTGTCGATGACCATCGCCACGCTCTGCTGTTGCAGGGCGACGGCTTCAAGCGTGCGGATTGTTTCTTCGAGCGTCATTTCTTTCCGTATATTTTGCCACGAGCGCCGCCCAGCCAGATGCTGCACGTTGCGGAGCTGTGAAGGTTCTTTCGAATATGGTAGCAGTCGTTCTCTGTGAGTTCGGGTAGCTGCGAGTGATGTTCCAAGGCGAAACGCTGGATCTTGGCCGCGTAGAAGTCCGCTTTGTTCTGGTAGTATTTCTGGATATTCGAGATCTCGGCAAGCGTACTACCCTGCACGTTGGTGTCGGTAGTCTTCGCTACGCCGATGTTTCCAATCTTGTATCCCACCTTGTAGGGCAGCCCCGCGATCGTCTGATAGGCGAGGAAGTATTGCGAGACCTCGATTAGCTCCTTGTATATCGTGTTCTCGGGGTTATTCGCCTGCCCCGATTCCACGATCTCCTTCAATTTGTCCGTGAGGGCATCGCCGAGGATCTCCCGGAGGTTGATCTCCTGCGCCTCGCGGATAGCCGGCAGCATATACTTCCCGGCGAGGTTGTCGCTGATGTTCGAGATGCTCTTCACGAACTCCTCAGATGTCAGTAGAACTTCTGCCATTTTGCGCAAGTGTAAAAGGTTCGATCGTCATATAGTTCTGGTCGCCGAAGATTTTGCCGATGGATCTGCAGATGAGCTTCTGCACCGGCCTGATCTGCGTCCGGTTGTAAAGTCTGAAGGCGGCGTCGTACTCCTCCTGCGAGAATCCCAAGTTCTCCGTCGGGATGCCGAACAGATTCGGGTTGGCCCGGAAGGCCGTGAAGATCTGCTGACGGCTTCGTTTGGCGAGGGAGTCGTAGCGATCGCCGTAATCGGGCACGTCGATGCTCTCGATCGTCGTGGCGTTCTCCTTCGTGTCGTTGTATGCAATGATGATACGCCCAGCGTTGTTCTTACCGGCGAACTTCTCGTTGATGCCCTTCTCGACCTCCTCCTGCTCCTCGTCCGTGGGGGCTCCGTTATTGAAGTTCACAAGGACTGATCCCATGAACCCGTTGTTGATGGAGTTCAGGTGATATTCGTCGATGCTTCTCTCGATCTCGCAGGCTTTGAGGCAGGCGGCATACTTGGGCCGCGGGTAGGTGTGGTATGCCGTGTTCTTGACGAACAGCACAGAGGACGGGACGCTTCTCGCATCCGGGATGAACTTCGGATACACGAGCGTCTTGACCATGGAGAAGCGGCGATTCCACGTCTCCGAGTAGTAGAAGACTTCGTTGTCCTTGTCGCAGCGCAGATTCTTCATGTCCATGGCGTACAGCTCGGCGATGTCGCCGCTCTTGCTGCGGATCACCTGCACGGCGAATCCTCCGTAGGTGAAGAACGAGACGGCCAAGTCACGGACCAGGTCGTCGGCTGTCTGCTTCTTCAGGTTCATGTACTGACCTTGCAGGGCTTTCGACACGTTGACGCGCTCGCCGCAGACATAGTCGGCCGACCCGTCGATGATGCTCTGCAGCGATGCGACATTCTCGCAGAGCTCTTCGAGGTAGTCGGGGTATGCGTTACGGTCCCCCCACTGGATGAACTCCCGGCCGGGATACTTCTCCTCCCTGGGTGAGATAATCGACTGCTCGATGTACGGGCTCAGAGCTGCGAAGGACAGCGATATTTTCTTCTTGTCATCTGCCATACTGCTTGAATTGAATTGATTGAGCGAATTCCGATCTCGGCTCGTCGTAATCGCCCACAATCATAAGACCTGAAGCCATCAGACACCCTCCCTGCGTGAGTTCGTACTCGTATTCGCCCTCCGTCATGCCATCCGGAAATGATACGGTCACTTCGTAATACAGCGGGCCGAGCACAACACCATTCGGCTTGATACCCATACGATCGAGCCCCACCGTATTCTTCACGGATAGGACGAACACCCCGGCCTGCGTCATAAACATGTTGCGCGGGATGTAGAGCGTCTGAACGTCGGATGTCTGCTTGGCGTAGATCATTGCTTTTCCCTTTTCGTTCGGCGCTTGGGCGCCGCGGTCTCCGGCTGTGCGTTTTTGGCCGCTTCCATCTCTTCGAGATCTGCGAAGTAGATAGCCCCCATCCGCTGCAGGAAGTCAAGAACACAGGCCCCGCAGTTGGTGTTCACGCGAATGCGGTAACCCGTCGCCCGCTCATAGATAGGGACCATCGTCTCAATGGCCATGCGCCCCACGTGCCGGAGATACTTCGACCGAACCGCCGTGCGCATATTCAACTCCCACTTCGAGAGTGTAGCGATTTCTTCTTGCGTCAGTTTCATGATTCAGAAAAAAGGGCGCACCGGTTGTCGATGCGCCCCGGATGGTTGTTGGTTAATCGACGATGGTGTCGATGACGGATGCCTCCACCTCGTAAGGGAAGGCGAGCGACTGATCCTGCAATGTGATGCTGTACCGGTTGGCGTCCGACGCCGCCGTCCCGGTCTGCCCGTCTCCGGCGCTGGCCATCACCGGCTCGTCATAGCCGAGAAACCAGTATTTGCCGTTGTTGTCCTTGACGATGACGGCCATTTCGCCCGTGGCCATTGCGTTGATCTCGATGCGCTTCGCCGTTTCCATCTTGCTGAACAGCATGACCAGGTCTGTGCTGACGTAGTTCACGCCGTTTGCCTGGTCGACGTTGAGCGTCGACGTCATGCTGCTGGTTCCTTTGCGGAAAAGGTACTTCTTGAACTTCTTTTCCGCGGCCATGGTGATGGCGGTGATCTGATCCTCATCTGCGGTCGCGGTCTCGACGTCGTCGTAGTTGGCGATATATACCTCACGGATGCCGCCCATCGTCGAGGCGCAATCGTAGGGGATTCCGTTAAAAGTTTGCGAACATGCCATTTTCTTGAAGTTTATGGTCCGAGCGAACCGAAGCCCGCCCGGACCTGGTTTCTTATTCCTCGGCGATGGTTCCGAGTACCACGCGGTCGGGGAATGCGAACTGCGGTCCCGCGTTCCACTTGACCTTCAGCTTGAAGACGTCGTCGTCGTCCGAGAACCACAACTTAATCTCCTCCTTGTCGCTCTCGACGTCGCAGCCGTAGAACATGTTCTCGCGGTACGTCGCCAGGATGTTCTGCTTTCCGGCGAGGCCGAGCGTACTCGTTACGCGGACGTTGGTGCCGGGGAAGATGAACTCGCGGGGCGTCTCGTTCTGCGGGCCGGAGTAGTGGTAGTAGTTCTTCTCCACCATCTCCTGCGTGAACTGACGGAACAGTTCCGGAGAGACGAAGATGTAGACGTCGCTGCGCTCGATGATCTCCTCGGGGATGGCCATGTAAACCTGCTTGATGGCGTCGTAGGCCGTGGTGCCATTGGCGATGGCCACGTCGACGACATCCGATTCGTCCGTGGCGATCTTGAGCATGCCGTCGAAGCGTTTGAGGTTCTCGTCGCCGGACGACGTGTCGCCCTGCCATACGGCGATCTCCATCTTGTTGTTGATGTGGCTGATGATGTTCTCCATCAGGTACTGCTCGAAGGGAAGCTCCTCGCTGGTGGCGCCGATGCGCACGAGGTACTCGGCGTACTTGCCCAGCAGGGTGTCGGGACAGAAGTCCATGTTCACCTTGATCAGTCCCGTCTTGATCACGCGCTGGGTCATGGTAGCAGTACCCTGCGCCGTGAATCCGCAATTCTTGCCGTCCTGGAAGGTCGGGTCAGTGTCGAGGTAGTTGATAGCTGCCGAGGTCTTGATGCCGGTCTGCTTGACCATCAGTCCGATGGTGCGGCCGCCGAACACAACCTTGTTGATCAGCGGCAGTTTGTTCTGCTCCACATACTCGGGGAGCGACGTTGCAATGATGTTGTTCGTTGCCATATTGTCTGCGTTTTTGGTTACTTTTTTGCGCCTACGACTGCGGCCAGGTGATCGAGCCGCGAATCGCCGGTCTTCCCGGGGATGAGGTTCTTGAACTCCTCGTGCGCCGACGAAGCGGCCGGAGCCTGCTTCATGGCCTTCACGTCGGATTTGGTAGATTCAATCGCACCCATGAGCTTTTCGACCATGTCGCGGATCTCGGAGATCTCCTTGCGGATTTCCTGCAGCTCGGCGTCACCGGGCGACGGGTCGCCTTCCGGGCCCGTCAGGCCGTCCCCGCCTGCGGGAGGCGTTTCGTCTGCGCCGTCAACCTCTGCTTTCGGGTCGACAATCTCCGACACCTTGCCATCCACGACGGTGATGGTCTTGCCGTCCTCCGTGGTGTACTGGCCATCGGGAGCCGCGCTGCGCTCACCGCTTTCGGACTCTTTGTGCACCATGTCGCCGGCCTTCAGGTCCTCGTCGCCGTCCCAGTAGAGCGCGCCTTTGTCAGTGGATACGACGCCGAACTCGGCCAGGAGCTTCGCCAGCCGGGTCTTGAGTTTTTCGAGTTTTGCCATTTCGTTGATTTGATGTTTGTTGAACTGATGATTGGATACAGAGAAGATTCCCTCGATGGAGAAGCCTTTGAACTTCCCGGCCTTGATGTCCGCCCACACGTCATCATTGGCCACGTGGTACTCGCCGAAGAGGCTGCCGTCCTCCACGTCCTCGAAGCCCGCCGGGTCAATGCCGGCCGATTTGTCCTTGATGAAAAGCTGCACGAGATTGACCCCCTCGACGTCGGACCCGGGGGCGTGCATTGTGTTGACGTTGCCCTGGTTGCCCTGTTCGAGAAACCGTTCGGTCATGCGGCGAATAGTGTGGGCCGAGAAGATGATGTAGAACTCCTCGCCGGTGGGAGCTACGCGATAGATCGGGAAGTCGGCACGCATGAGAACACCGCGCACGAGACGTTTCTCCTCGTTTGAGATTGCGCACACGGGGATCTTCTTCTCGGCGGAGAATGCCATGAAGTCACGATCTACCGCCGGGTTGTCGACGAGAGAGACGCACACCATGCCATCCTCGTTGTCGCTCAATTCTGCCCAGTAGAAGGGAATATTTCGATTCAAAGTTGCCATTCTACCGGGAAATATTCATTGCCCGTTTTCCGTCCAAAATGGCACAAAAAAAGGCCGCAGTTGCCTGCGACCTTGACCCGTGATGCGGGCTGTCAGAAACTCGTCTCCGACTGCTGGACCTGCACCCGCTTCCCGGCCTGCTCGACGTCCGAATAGACCAGGTAGACACGCTGGTCGCTGGCCATCTGATTGAGCCGTTCCTCCTCGCTGGCACCGGTGAGCGAGCGAACCGTTTCAACCTCCTGCACCACGGCCGGAGGCGTGACGATTGCCGGAGTGCTGACCGTAGGAGTAGCCGAAGACACTCCCGATCCGGAACTCGAAGAGGTATTCACGGCCATGATGTTTTTCAGATTCATTAATCCGGTCGCTATCGCACTTGCCATATATACGGCACCGAGAGCCGGGGACCATATCCCACCGGGATTGAAGGCCGCACGATAGGCCTCTTCGGCACTGGCCCAGGTGTTGATGGTTGTAGCGGCTATGGCCGCAGCTTTCCCTGCAGCCGTACTCTCTCCAACAAGTTGGGCGGATGTTTGAAGAAGTGCCGCCGTTTGATTGGCCAACTGCTTTCTGTTCTTGTATGCCTCAACCGCCAAACGTTCCCGATTATCGTTGCTTTTTTTCGTTGCGGCAAGCCGTTTCTTGTCGGCTTCGAACTCGGCAGCCATCTCCTTGTCTAGGGCTTTGAGAAGCTGGTCGTTCTCCTGTTTCAGATACCTGGCCTGTATGTCAGCGATCTCCTGCCCGTATTGTTCGAGCATCAGTTTGCGACGTTCCATCGCCAGCTCCTCGGTGATCTGCTTCTCGTCGACCATCGCCTCGAAGGCGGCCAGCTCCTGGCGAAACTGCTCTTGCGCCAGGGCAAGATCCCCGCTCTGCGTGCCGGCGCCCTGCTCGGCCTGCATCAGGGCCGTTTCGTCCCGGAAGGCGGCGTTGGCTTCACGAATGGCGGCGTTCGTCTCTTCGGCGATGCGCTGCTTCTCGGCGGCGGCCTTTGCCCATTCCTCTTTCAGCTTCTCGCTCTGCTCGCGTTCCTCTCGCAACTCCGTTCTGCGGCGTGCTTCATCCTCGTGGATTACCTCCTCCCACGCGTCGATTCGGGCCTGCAAGGCGTCTTCGTACCCCTTCAAAGTTTCAGCATTCGCCTTTTGCTCCTTGGCGGACATCTGATTGTACTTCTCGCGATATTCATCCACAGCCTGCTGTGCCTTGTTCATCGCATCGGTAACCGATCTGCGAGCCAACGCATTCGCCTCTTGCTCTTTGCCATCGGCTCTCAGCAGCTCAACTTCTCGGGATATTTCGACGTCGAAGCGCTCCATCTGCTGCTTCTGCTTCTCCAACGCCTCTGCACTTGCTTCGGCCTGTTTCTCTATCTCCTTGTTGCGAGCGTTGAACAGAGCGAACGCCGCAGCGCCGGCTGCAGCCAATGCCGTAAGCGTTGCACCCAGTGGCGTAGCTATGAAGGCAATGGCTGCCTTCGTCATGCCGACGATGCTGTTCTTCATGCCGGTGAACAGCGACGGAATACCACCGCCCTCGACGCTCAACTTTCCGAGGTCGACAATCAGCCCGGCCTGCGGAGGCAGCACCTGCTTCAGGGCCTCTTCGTATCCGCCGACGTTACGCTGGAAGTTACCCATCGAGGCGTCTACCTCCTTCAACTCCGCATCGAGCAGTTTGATCTGCCCCAGCATTTCGGTGCCGACGGCGCCATCCCGCTGCTCCTTGCTCAACTGGCGATAGGCATTGCGGAGCTGGCCCAGCGTCTGCGACATCTCGACGTAGGAACCTTTGGCAGAGAGCAAGGCCTTTGTCGAGGCGTTCAGCGAGGAGCGGACATCGCCCTGCTCCGTGCGGAGCTTCTGCAACTCTTCCAGGTTCTCCTGCAACTCCTGGTTGTAGTCGTCGACGGCCATCCGGCCCTCGTCGTAGTCTTTGGTGATCTGCTTGATCCGGGCATTGGTAGCGTCGATGCCTGCCTTCAACTCCTGCATACGGGCCACAAGGAAGCCGAACGACCCCGTGTTTTCGTCGATGATCGCTCGCAGCTCCTGCATACTCTTGACCTGCGCATCCTCGTCCTTGGCGCTGATCTCCATCGCCTGGTTGACCTCTTCCTGCGCCTGCGACATTCGGGCCTGCACATCGGCAAACTCCTTGGTGCCGGCCGTCAACTCGGAGAGGGTCTTTTTCAGTTTCTCGATCTCCTCGCGGAGTTCCCGGATGGTCTTCGAGCTGGATGTCGCATCCACCTCGATCACTCGTTTGATATCTTCTGCCATTTTTTTGGATTTTTACGAAAAATGTCTATCTTTGCTTTTGGCTTGGAGCTGTGA